AGTCAAGCCTTCCCTGTGGAGACAGATACAAGAGGCAGCTAGGAAGTTCTTTGTTAGAATGGCAGAGCTATTCTCTACAACTCCAGGGTTTAAGGGTCCTGACATTACTACAAGAGATTTGCAGGACATGGTTGCTTACCTTGTTCAGAATGTTCCAAGCCAGCAGAAGTACGAACATTCTCTTAGGCAGACTGGTGACAGCAAGAGGCTAGCTGACAAAAGAAATCAGGCTAGAGCAAAGTTCTTAGAGGGGTCAATGATTACAACTCCAGTATACCATTCCAATCAAAATTGGAAGTACCACTTTCCAATCATAGATAAGATGGAACTTGGTATGCATTTTGGTAGTGTGGATGCAGCGTTGATGATGATAGCTAGGACTAGTTCTGAAAGATATGGTAGTATATCAGAAGTTCCAGAAGGAAAGATAAGAAGTATAAATGAAGAGTCTGCACTATATGATCCTTGGATTCCAGAACAACTAAAGAAGTTAACTAACAGAGACCTAGAAGGTATAGCTATAAGTTGGGGTGACTCGCATCTTGTTGACAGGTCAATGAAATTGCCTCGTTATGTGTTTGGAACTAATAATGTAAGATGGAATCCAGAGCTAAAGGAGTACATGTTTAAGCAAGATAACGGTATAGAAATACCACTCTCTACTTTAACCAGACAAAAAGCAGATAACATATATGTTTTTGAGAAGGGCGCTCAATTAAAAGAGTTCTATATAAATATAAAGAACCCACTAATATTGAATACAGATATAAATAATTACAGTGATCCTATTGGATGGATAAGATTTGCCAATTTGCCTGAAAGCCCGTTAGCACATCTAGCCACTAACTTCAGAGATGCTACACAAAGTATTGGACCTGACGATACTGTTGAGAAACAGATGTCTCCAGAGAATTTCAAAAAGTTTCAGAAATTTATTGATAAGGCTAGCAGGCATCAAGATGATACATATAGAGATATAGATGCTAGAGTTGACAATGAGCAGATAGGCTTTACTGAGGGTGAATCATTAAAGGTTAGGCTAATGGAGTCTACCGCTTCTAGTTTAAGAAGACTCTTTCAAAGTATGGGCTATGACTCTCTCCAAGTAGTTAACTTTCTTGACGCTTCTCACACTATAGAGTACATAGTATTCGATGACTCAAATATTAAATCATCTGATTCATTAGAGTATACCCCAGAAAAGATGAGCCTTAATCTTATAAGGTCTATTGATGATACTGTCAAGGACGAGAAGGCAATCATGGCGCGGGGTACTGAGAGTACAACTAGGGCGCTAATACAATCTGCTATTGGTGAGGGTAAATTAAGGAGTGGGTTGCAATCTATCCAGAGAGCAATAGAACCATTGCTTACTGTTCCTGGGTTTAACTTGCTAGAGACTCAGCGCATGCTGACTAAGGGTGAGATATGGAGCTGGGAAAATACAGGGCGTATAACATTTGATGTCCTCAATGAGGCTAACCCAAAAGAAAAGAAAGTTATATTTAAATACTTCACCGAGCAAGGTGCATCTCCAGATGGTCTGCCCGATAGAGATATAGAGGTAGCTACAAGAAGGACAGTTCTTGGTGGTACTAGAAAGAAGGGTGCGTTTCATTCTCCTACAGAAAAAATAAATATAAAGGCAAAGGTAATAGAGACTAAGGAGATAATTGAAAATATGGGTGAGGAACTGGTGGGGCTTGGCTTGATCAGTCCAGATCAGTTTGCCGCATTGCGTGGTAAGTATTTACCACAGCTGTATATGTCTTATGTGTTTGGAGATCAAGCACGCAAGACTATAGGGTACGGATTTAAAGCTTCTTCATTAGATTATACCAGGGCTAGAAAGGTATACGGCACGTGGATGGAAGAGCTTATACATGGAAAGATCGAAGACCCTGCCTTCCTATCTTCTAGATACCAAACAATGGTTGGAAGGGACATAGGTATTATTAAACTTCTGAACTATATATCTACAGACCCTGGCGGATTTAATTGGGTTCTTCCTAATCAGTTAATAGAGATCAACGGAATGAAGGGAACACCCATGTACTTCAGGCATGAGGCTGAAGGCATGGAATACAGGGCTGACATTATAGAAGAGAGTGGTGACTCTGCCAGAGCAACTGCTACAAGGGCGCTAGCCAAAAAATTTAGAGAGGCATCAGCTAGACATCTTCCGGCAGAGAACGTAGACTCCAAGAGATATCGAAGAGTTCCAGATACTCCGCGCTATGGAACTATGCGTGGCATGTGGATTGTTAGAGAGATATACAATGACATGATTGCCCCCGGAGAATCTTTCTCTGATCAGAACCTTGCTCAATCTTTATTGAGTGATAGAGGATTGGGCGCAACGATTACTAGAGTGTTCAAGTATACCAGGGTTCCAATGAACCCACCTACGCAGGCACGTAATCTTATATCTAATACTATATTACTTCATACTTCTGGGGTGGCTTTGCATAGGCTTCCGGGAAGAATCGTGCAGGCTATGAATGATATACTACATGATGGAAAGTATTCTCAGTTAGCTAGGAAGTATGGTATAGAATCAACTACATTTTCTAGTCAGGAAATAGGAAGGATTGATGCAGAGTTTGCAAAGATAAAAGCTTCTGAGAAATCTTGGGAAGGTATGAAGGCTAGAGGTAAAATATTTTTTGATGAATGGTTGGATGTAGGTGGCAGGGCATATCAGAAATCTGAGGTTCTATTTAAGGTAGCTAAGATGATTGATATGATGGAGAGTAAGGGGGCGACAGAAGGTGAAGCTGCCATAGCTGCTAACAAAGCTATCCTAGATTACAGCAGTGTGTCTCAGGGTTTGAGGTGGTTGCGTAAGGTTCCTTTTGGTTCCCCATTTATAACCTTTAATGCTAAGGTTATGTTTCAGCTAGCCAGAAACCTACAGGATAATCCAGTATCTTTCCTTCCTTATGTAGCATTACCATTCCTTCTAGCTGAGGCATTGCTAGCTGAGCAAGACGATCTGGATGATGATGATATTGAAAAGCTTAGGGGTATGTTGCCAGAGTGGGCAGAAGATCAAGGCGGGATGTACTTCCTTCCTTGGAAGGATGCTCATGGTAGGTGGCGTGCGCTTAATATAGGCTACATGCTTCCATGGAATTCTCATTTGGAGATAGCTAAAAATGCATGGAAGGGTGAGTTCAAGAAGTCTTGGGGCGCTAGTGGAATGATGACAGGACCTTATAATGCATTCCAAGGGTTGGTAAATAATAAAGACTTCTTCACAGGTAATGAGATATACAATGAAGCTGATTCTCCTATGCAGCAGTATCAGGATATACTTATGTTTATATCTAGCAACATGATACCGCCTTTCTTAACACCAAGGAATAGGTCTGGTAATATTGTTACTGGTGGTGGTCCAGTTATTAAATTGTTACAAGCATATGGAGTGATGGATGGCAATATAGATAGGTATGGGTTGCCTAGGGTTACTGTTCCTCAAGCCTACATGTCTATGGTTGGGCTTAATACTTATAACTTTAATGAGTTTGCTGTTAAAGAAAAGCAAAGAAAAAAGATGTATGAGGTGAGGGAGATATTAGATAGGATGAGATCATTGATGATGCAGACTCGCAATCCACGCAAGAGGGAAGAGATCCGAGCAGAGTATTTAAAATTAGCGGGTAAAAAAATGATTGAAGTTAGAGAGTGGGTAGCTATGATGCAGGGGTATGAGAAGTTATTTGGTGATACTAAACAGATGGGGTTGGAAAGGAAGCGTGGTGGATATCAATTTAAGGCTAGCCAATGAGGCCTAAGTTTGTTGAGATAGAGTGGGTAGATATACTAGCTACGTCAGGGTGGGAGAAGCCAGAGGAGGTTGATCCTACTAGGTGTTGGTCAGTTGGTTATCTTATTTTTAAAGATGACAAGACTATAAAGATAGCTAACACTCTAGGAGATATGGATGGTAAGAAGGAGTGGGCCGGTATACATGCATTTCCTATTGGATGTGTAAAAAAAATACGCCCCATTTCTGGGGCGCACGGAGTGATTGATAAATTTTTTCCTATCCAAAAACGGCGTAAACGAACAAGCAAGAAGCTGTTACATATAGTGAGTACCAAAGGGCCAGACCAAACAGATGCTTAAGGAACAGCATCAACTCTCCGGTTCCAGTTAGTTATAGCTTCTTTTCTTAGCGGTGGTACTCTAGGATCAAATACAAATCCTAGTTTGCATTTGCCACATCCTACCATAAAATCCCCAACAATTCCTGGTGATCCACAGAATGGACAATCCTTTGGGTGTTCATCCATTAGATATATTCTCCCATTAATTTGCGTTGTGTTATAGAATGTATGTCATCGTAGTATCCATCACCATCTAGTCCATTCAACATGACAACCCCTCTCCACCATGTGTATTCTGTGTCCTTGCACCAACTCTCAGAGTACTTGGGATGTGAGTAGCAACCCGCAGACAATCCGAATATCTTTTGCCCATCAGGTCTTGTTTGTTCTGCGTGGTTGTATAGGTGTGAGTGTCCTTGGACTGCTGAGCAATGTAGTTTAGTTATAAGGTGGTAGCCTGTGTGTGCTGAACTTATAGGTCTTCCAGCCACGCCAGATGTAAAGTAATGTGAGAAGACTATACCACCTAATGTTATACAGCTTTTGAATGGTGTAATCTTCCATCCAAATTTTTCATACTGTAAGTCATTAATGCTTATGGTTCCCTCTAGTTCTGGAGAGAAGTTAGTTGCCCTAGTTATTCTGTCTTCATGATTACCAAGGCACATGTGTAATTTAGGTTTATATTGTTTCTCCTTTCTCTTTCTCTTGTTTGCATTTAGTTTCTTTATAGGTTCAAAGAGTTTAACTTGAGCATCTATAGTAGAGGCTACATCCTTTTTGTATCTCCTCCCTTCAAATCCTTTAGTACCTTTATCATAAGAAGATAGGCTTGGCATGTCTGCCATGTCTCCTAGACATAAGACTATATGTGGTTGCTTGTCCACTATCAAGTTTCCTAGAGCTGTGAACCTTTTGTTGTCATAGTCTGGAGATGCGTGAGGGTCTGGTATGATTAGTATGTTTCCTTTCTGTTTCATATCTCCCCTTGCTCTGGTTTGTACCAGATAATATAGTCTGTTCCTGATATATATTTTCTGGCTTTCTTGAGAAGTTTAAATGTTTTTATCTCTTTAAATCTTCCTCTTTTCTTTTCTACTATTGTAAACAATCCTTTCTTTGGTGAAAGATATTTTGGCTTGTGGTATTTAAGGTCTGAAGTATCTTCAGGTTCTCGCTCATGTCTAGTCGATATGTCCTCTAACTGATCACTCGTAATGGGTTTGAAAGGTCCGTTCCAATGCTGAAAGATTTCTTGTTCTTCCATTTTTATTCTCCTATATTCCACATACTCCAGTTAAACATTGTTCTTCGCTATTGTCCTCAAAGATAACGCCACGTTTTGATTTAGCTTCTTCATAGTCACACGGTGTGATGGGTTGTCCTCCTCTGCTACCATCTGGATACAGGGTAAGGCCTCTTAATCCATGCGCGTACTTAGATACTATCTTAGCAAAGTCTTTTACCTTATCTTCATTGTTTAGTTCTGATCCCCATGTAGGCAGGTTAAGTGTGCTGCTTATAGCATGGTCTACATATTTCTGGAGATCGTATTGAAATTTTATTCTTCGCTCTGGGTCTCCTGCGAGGTCGATTGCCGATTCGATTTTGTCAGGGCTGACACCTGTTTCTTTAATAATGGATTCTGCTGTGCCGTCAATAACAAACTGATACTTCCATTTTGTTCCATCTGAAAGGTAGCGCCTCCTGTAAGAAGTGGCGTATACAGGTTCAACTCCAGAGGTAGTTCCAGCGATGATCGCAATTGTACCTGTAGGAGCAATTGCTCTATACCCTTTAGGGCGAGACAGGTAAAATCTATCACAGTGTTTGTTTGCACTTCTTTCAGATTCATCTCTGTATACCTTCAACCATTTCTTAAGCTCGTCATTAACTTCATATTTGTATCCTCTCTTTAATAGCCATTCATGCATTCCCATTAGACCAAGACCCAGCCTTCGGTTCTTCTGTCTTACTTCGTATACTTTTTTGTATGGTAACTCAGCTCTTATTGTGCCACATACTAGAAACTTAGAAGCTATTCTAACTACGTCTTTGAATTCCTCTAGTGTCTCTATGTTAGCCATGTTAACGCTTCCTAGGTTACATACGTCAGAATCTGTTTCGCTAGTTATTTCTGTGCACGCGTTACGTAATGTCTCGTTCTCTTGTGCTCCAAAGTTAAAGCTGAATCCAGGCTCACCTGTCATCATAGCCTGTTTGGTATTGTTAATGAATACTTCTGGTATGCTAGATTTTTCTAGCTCTTTCAATAAAGCATCATCATAGTTCAATGATATATTCATCATGTCTAATGGGGCGGGAAAGTTAAAGTCTAACTTTTTAAGATCAGACATTGTATATTCTTTTTGTTTACCTATTTGTATATCATGCCAGTTCTTTACATGAAGTAAGTCTCCCGCATCTTCATGTTGCCAGTTAAGGCTTCCATATAAAGCGGATCGCCTTGATCCACCTTGCATCACGTTCCTTCCCACTTCGTTTATAGTGTGTAGTAATGGAATCGGGCCCGATGCAACACCTCCCGTTCTTCGCAAGCGCCTTCCACTTGGCCGGGCAATGCTTACATCTATTCCAATTCCACCTCCAGTCATCAAGCATGACATCGCTCTCTGCGTTAGGTGTGCCCATTCTTCTCTGCTGTCCTCCTCAAGTCTAAGTAGATAACAGTTGTTCCAGAAGCTTGCATCTCTACCTGTGTAGTAAATATATCTTCCTCCCGGCATAAACTTAAAGTCACATATAGTATGTACTAAGTAATCCATGTCTGACTTGTGCATAATAGGATCTTCTCTACCGTCTCTTGATCCACACACATCATTAACTATGGTAAATGCCCTGTTAGGCCACGTCTCATATGGTGTAGAGGCGTACTTAGTCTTAAAGATTTCTTCACCTAAGTCAGTTTTAAATTCTGTCATTTAGAATCTCCTATATATTTTTCCTTTAAGTTATTTTCAATGGCATACTTTTTATATTCTTCTAGTGTCATGCCTGAATGTCTTTCAAATACTTCTGCCCATGTGTGATCGCCCGATGGAGCATACTTATCTTGCATAGGCCAGACCTCTCTAGCCAAGAAGTATATCTTTCTTCGCTGTCCTTCTTCGTGTGCCTCTTTATCAAAATGGTAAGTCATCGCCTGAGTGTACTACGTCCGGTCCTCGTATGTCTGCCATTTCATCTCTTACATTCTTAGATACTTTTTTCTTTTCCTCTGGGGTCCCTATTACTTCCTTATAGGCATCAGGGCTATTAACCATCTGCAACATTTTGCCTTGTATTTCAGTGACATACTTGTCAAGCCCGTCCTTTCCAGTATATTTCCTGTAGTTTATATTCCCTTCAATGTATAGGGTAGTTCCTTTGCCAACGTAACTATCAACTACGTCCGCTTGTTTGCCATAGAATATAATGGTATGCCAATCAGGTTTAGCATACTCACCCATTCCGCTCTCTGTTACTAGTCCAACTTGTGCAACCTTGGTTCCATTGGTTGTCTCTCTGATTGTTGGGTCTTTCCATACTCTACCAAGTATGATTGCTTTATTAATTCCTTTCATCATGGTTCTCCGGCCAATATTTCTTTATGTTTTTCCAAACTTCTAGAGAAGATTCAAAGATAGTCCAGTATCTTTTCCTGTCATCATCAGGCCATTCATGAAACACTACTAGACCAGGGTTAGTGCTACTTATAAATATATTAGCTATTCTTCTTTTATGTTCTCTATGATCTGTTGCGTAAGATGTGTTTAATCCTACATCGTATGCTACTAGTTGGTAAGCCATAGATTCATATTCTAGCTTTTTATGATCGGCATCAAACTCTTTAGTTTTAAAATCTATTACCCATTCTTTAGAGCTTAAGTCTATTTTGCCACCATAGTCTATAGCGTTGAATGATTTCTCAGGTTCCCAGTCTTGGTCGCCACAATTTATCTGTAGGATAGCCCTTACAGCTTCAAACATTTCTTTGTGGTCTTGGTTATGCGGGGCTTCTCCAGTAGTGAAGGCAACCTCTAACATATTGTGTATTATATTACCACGCTCTGCTGCTTCTTCTGATTCTTGCTTGGAGTGTGCTAGTATTCTCTTTGCGTATTCCTCATATGTCTCACCAACATGTCTAGCTACTGTTATGGCAGACTCGATTGCCTTGTTTACTTTCCACGCTTCAAGCCCGGGTTTAGTAAGTATATCTAATACTGATGTAACTGATGGAACCCAGCCATATTTTCTAGCATCTCTTAGTGTGGTTGGCCTAAGCCCTCCCTTCTTAGAGGGGGTGAAGTGTTGGGGTTCACCATCTTTATCATACCAGTGCATTTAATTCTCCTTACGTTTGAAGTCATCTGCTTCGTCTTCGGCATATACTCCATGCTTGTATGCTCCGCATAGCTTGAGAACAACTCTTGCTAATGCACGTTTTTCTGCCATCGCCATAGGATATTTACTAGAGCCTTTATTAAGGTTAGCATCTGATGCTTCTCCGTATGTTTCGGCATATAAATCTTTTGAAGTTCCCATGGCCTTTACTACTATAAATGATGGGGTTATTGAAACGGCTTCATAAGTAACATTAATATCATTATTGTATTGTATTTTCTCTATGCCGGTCCTAGTTATAATAGCGATCTGCTTTCCGCCAAGTGGTAGTTTAAATATATCCTCATCAATATTAAGATCATTGACCTTTACCAACTCGTTTAAAAAGTCACGCTTGGTTTGTGCCATCCTGATTTCTCCTCTTTAGATTTTTGTTCAAGGTATTCAAAGAAGTCGTACTGAAATTTTTGCTTGTTTAATTTGTCAAGCCATGCATTGTATTCTTCCTTGTATAGTTCTTCCTGTTCTTCCAGTAATCCCCACTGCTGTACTGTTTGTTCAAATTCCATTTGACCATCTGGGTCTGGATGATCCAGGTCATCTGTCCAAGTCTCGATGGGCATACCCATAGTCTGCTCCTATGCTTTCAACTCTTTCCATGTATTCTGCAAACTCTTGTACGGTTAGAGAGGATGTTTGTTTAGGTATAAGATGTTCTTCTCCCGATAAGGATTTAATATTCTCCCACCCTAAGATTTCTATTGACATCATCTTATGCAGTTCATCTGCTGTGTGTCCAGTGTGTGATGCGAACCCTCTTAGGATTGCCCAGTATCTATTGTTTTGATCTACTGATCGTTTACTCTTGTGCTCCCTTATAATCACCTCTGTAAGCAGGGTGGAGGTGGTGGAGGTGGTGGAGTTGCTATTTGAGATAGACATTATTTTTTCTATGCACCTCTCTGCAACCTCATAGCTTCGTAGTACATAAGTCATAGCTTGCATGATATTATACCATCCTTAAATGCTTTGTCAATTGTTTGTAAGCACCAGCGCATTTGATCTTCCTTGCTGATGGTTCCGTCATGGCATTCTGCATGGTGTACATAGCAGACAGGCAATGTAAAATAGTCTGGGCATTTCTTACCCATGCCGGAGCCAAGAGCTAACACCCTAAGATGGTGGGCTTGGCTTTCGTTAGCGCAGATGATGCACGGCAGTTCAGAAACCCATTTTAAATATGATACTGATTTCATGCTCTCTTTAATGCCTTTATTAATTCGTGTTCCCATTCATTTGTGATAGATAGTATCTCATTGAAGTATATTCTTTTTATAGAGTAGCTAAATATGTAGAGTGATATGCCTAAGTATCTAGCTCTTGAGCTATCGCTAGATGATCTCCTACCTATACCATTACACACCTTGCAATTAAGAAGTGTATCTTTTATCTTTAGAGTTCCTCTGCCTTTACATCTGGGACATATGCCTGGAGACACTGATTCCTCTAAGGCCATGTTCGCCAGGAGAAGCATGGTTCTCTTATTTATCCAATCTATTTTAAATTTACCCCTTGGGCCAACTCTCTTTTTATCGCTGTTTGTTTTATTCCAGCTTCTTGTAAGCGCCCTGGCATACAACACTGCTAACAGAGGCTGTCTCCACCTATCTTCCATTGCATATTTTAAGCGCCCGTACATAGAGGCTTCCTTGCTAACTGATGCCAATGCAATAGCTATATTTTCCCAAGGAACCAGAGACATGTCAGCCCATATAGATGGGGATTTTGCCGTTAAGGATTTAAGCGACTCTAAGGCGGCCATTCTTAAATATATCGTTGAAGATTTCTTTAGTTGGTTTTCTTTTATTCATACTATCTTTCGCCATTTGTATTCCTATGATGTATAATCTAAATGTTTCACAAGCTGTTTCGTTTTGATAGCACTCAAAATATAAGTGACACCCTTCGCAAGGTGGCTTCTCAAGTTTAACAGCCCTCATTAAATCAAACAGTTCTTTGTCTTTCATCTTCTTCCCTTAATGCTTCTTTGAAATCTATTGCTCTAAATATTATTAGTGTATCGTTATAGGGACTGCCACTTTCTTTTAAAAACACAACAGGTGTTTTGTTATCCCTCGAACTAGCAATAGCTTGTGACATGGCATCTTTAATCCAGTGTGGAATTGTTTTCCTATATTTACATTCTATAGATAGTACATCAGAAGTAACATCAGGACTGTCCCCTCTGGATCTACCGCTTACAGGAACTCTGGCTGATTCATCTCCTATCTCTGTAAGAAAGGAGGCAACCCAACGTTCAAACTTTTTCCATGTTTTATCCATCTGTGTACCCCGGTGGGATTTCATTTACTGCGTCTCTTGTTTCATGATATGTTCCTAGTAACCAATTGTATGTTAGCTCTCCTATTCCTATCCTTCCGTCTTGTCTGAATCTAATCTTTTGTACATGAACCTCAACCAAACATCCATCATCAATAGATAAGTCTCTCCATATAGTAATACAATTATCAGCCTTGTCTCTCCATCTGGCAGAGCCACTGATATCATACGGTGTTGGCACTGGTATCTTTCCATTCTTATCCCTGTATAGTTTAGCAGGGTGTGCTATGATCCATATGTGTATGCCGTATTTCCTAGCAAACTGTCGTATTCTTTTTAAGGCTACAGATATATATTCTGTTTCTGTTTGGTTGTTACTTCTCATATGTTCTAGTTCATTCCACGGATCAATTATCAATCCTCTTATTCCCTTTGTAAGCACCAGCCGTTTCGCTGCGCTTAAAATAATATCGACTGACCATTCCTTATCATCACTGGGAAGTATCCATGTGAAGTGTTTGGCTAGCCAATCCTTACCATTCTCTAGGTCTTCCCTTGTCATTCTACCTGTAACACCATCAGTGAATGGGGCTTTGATATATTTTTCTAGCACTCTCGCCATATGATCCTCAAGTGGTTGGTTTTCTGGAGAAAATATAGCGAAGTTCCATCCGTTTTCTCTGGCTATGTTGACCATTACTGCATCCATCCAATTAGATTTTCCACTACTGGGAATGCCAGTGATAACACTTAATGATCCCGGTCTTATTAGATAATTTTTATCTATTGATTTCCAACCAGTTGATACACCTCTTTCTATACCGTGTTCATATAATTGATTTATAGAGGTAGCCAAGTCTTCTGCATTGTAAGTTCCCTCAATAGGGTATGGTGTTGCGTGTTGTATACATTCAGACAGCGCTGTTTTACCATACTTAACTAGCACGTCATTGGAATCCTTGCATCCTTCTGGAAAGGATACCTTAAAGCATCTGTCTCTCCCCAATCTTCTGGATAGTTCTTCCTCTAGTTTATTTCCCGGCTCGTCATTATCTACAGCCATTACAAATTTCTTAACAGTATCTAATTTTCCTATATGTAAAGCTGAATCATTTAGGTAATCAAACTTTGATGAGTAGTCTGTGCTATTAGTAGGTGGGGCTCCGTCCGGCACGCTTACGCATGATCTTATACCCGCTTCCCATAGTGATAACTTATCTATCTCACCCTCTACTATAATAACCTGTTCAGTTTCACCACCAATTATATCATCTATACCATATAAATATCTTTGTGCTCCCGCTTCCAATCGAAAGTTCTTATGCCCATCTCTATACTTAACGTTTATTAGTTCACCATCTTTGAAGTATGGAAATGCAATGCTCTGAGACATGTCTTCTAACTGTGGCATGTATACTTTCTTGCTACCAATTTTATTTTCAATTAACGTTTGCTCGCTTATACACCTATCTTCAAACCATTTAAGCATTTCAGGCTTCAGGTCTGTTGAAGGCAATGATTCTGGTTTAGTGTATCTTGGCTTCCTCCAGTGTAAGGCTGAATCTGCAGAGCTGTACTTACCGTTAGCCAAGTTACCAGACCAACCACAGTGATGGCATAGCCATACACCTTCTTCTACATTTACAGAAAGGCATGGCGCTTTCTTCTTACGACGCTGAGAGGAGCACTCAGGACATGGAACATTTACCTGACCAGATTTTCTGGATGGTATTTTTATTCCAAAGTCATCAAAGGTTTTCACTTAGTTCCTCCGTAACTCATATTCTTTTCCTCGTCAAATTCTCTAATCCTTTCTTTAGAACTCTTTAGTTCTCTGTGTGCCATTAGTAATGATATAGTATTGTTAACATCATCCCAATCCATATTGATAATTACTGATTCCATTCCTACCTTATGGATTAGAGTAACACCATCATCCATATATCGTGGATGTCCATTATCATTGTTGGTAAACCTAACGTCTATAGACATTATTATGTTCTCCTTAATATAAATATATTATTTGTTAACAACTAATAATATATTATTTGATATATTCCTGTCATACACTACAAACTACTTGTTTCATCTTGAAATCTACTTTTGTCATATTCTATCTTTGCATATTTAGTATCTCCATGCTGGTGTATTCCGAATAAGTATTGTGCATAACTCATAGCGTCACCGTCATGAGTACTCTGCCTTAATGCCACATATCGTTCCCAGCACTTATCAAATATATCCTTATCCTCCTGAGAAAACTTGTTATAGTGGCTCGTAGCAGATGGACTTCTTCTGCCTTTATTCCACCTTCTAGGATATTTATCTTCGTAATCAGCTTGCCAACCTAAGGCGTGCCTTATAAGAAATTCGGAAGAAAATATAGGGCTTACTACTCCATTTGGATACAAAAGATACTGTTGTTTCATATACTGCAAGCTCCTATTAATCATTTAAGTGTATCAGTATAGCACACTTTTACATATTTGTCAAGGGCTAGAAATCCGCATAAGGCCGGTGTTTAGTAGCATCCAGGATGGCAGCTCGCTTAACAGAATTGAATCCACGCCTCGACATTCTCGAACAATCACACATTATAGCATAGTCTATGTCGTCCATGGTTACGCTGTTACGCGTAACAGAAATAGAGATAGTAATTTTATTATCCTCATCAGTCATCTCTTCTTTTGATTTCCATATCTCTGTCTGCTCTGGTATTGGTAAGCTCATTAGAAATCTCCCTCTTTGATTTCTGCCTCTCGTTTTTCCTTGACTTCCTATGTGACCCACCCTTACGAAGGATAGAGTAATTATATCTAGGCTTTATTTTTTCAGACATAATTTTTTAATTCACCTACTATTGCACTGGTTGGTATATCAGAGCCAACAATTTTTCCCGCCAGTTCATAGTGTTCCTCTCTATTTGTTTTGTCTATAAATCTCCCTACATACAGCCGTCTTATCAGCCCCTCATTTGGGCCACCAGTACCATAGATGCTTGGCCTAAATAATTCTATAGCAATATGGTATAGGCCTGTTGGCTGTCCTCTGAATGTAGCACACATAGTATTTAATTGTACCTGTAAATCTGTTTCAAGTCTAGCCTTTGCTATCTCTCTATAGTGTTTCTCATTTAACTGCTCCTTGAGTGGCTTATCTTCTGCTGTCTTGGTTTTACCGCGCTCTCTCTTTATTAGCGAAGGTTCTTCTTCTACACTACCATCTTTATACAATATAATGTCGTTGGTTCCTAACCATTCCCATACAGAAAGAACAGGATTACCATGATTGTTACGAGCGTTTTCTCCTGGGGTATAAACCAGATACATTTTTTTACTGTGCTCATATATATGCACTGAATCTGGAAGCCACCTCAAGAATGATCCCATATTATATTTGTTCTTTGCTAGGTCTTTAAGCATGGCCTTCTTTAGTATTATAGTTCCATCTTGATGATACTCTACATCAACCTGATGATTCCCTATATACTTACCATCGCTATCCTTACTGCCATCATGTATATCTCTGCCAAAAGAATATACACCATCTTTTTCTCTTAGATCAAAACCATGTGACATCCTAGCAACGTTGCAGTCAGCAACAAAATGATCCTTCACTTCGTTATAGCCTTGAAACTCGCTATAATATATGTCGTGGTATGACATAGTATCTCCTTCTAAATTATAGTTACGATGTAGTTTTCCAAACTCTTTATGTTCATTGTGTCCAACGGTATCACTCATGTCTATCCATAAAGTTCTGAAAACTTCACGGCTGTCATCAGCACAACTCCTAACAGATGGGCTATTAACTTTTAATATATCTCTCTTGCTTGGAATCCAAGTGTTATCAGCAAGCAGTACTGTTGTTGATTCTCCACCTTTACCGTTGACTTTTCTTAAGCATGTTCTTGCAAAAGGATATTCGTTAAAGTAATACGTGCAATCTTCCCTTACATCCTTAATCAATCTTCCCCACTGTCTATGTATCATTAGCCTCTACCTCTATTACATCACCAAAGGTACAGTCATCTTTATAATACTCTGGATTAGAATTAAATGCAACCCATATCACTGGATACTCTGGTGGGTACTGTGGAAAAGAACCATACATATCAGTTAGATATATTAAAACAGTAGGTTCAATCTTATTATCTTCTACCCACTCAAACGCAGGCTCAAAGGCTGTGCCCCCACCACCACCTATCTCTAGTTGAACTGGCAGTTCATCCTGAGTATATGTCTGAACGTTTGCTACATCTGCGTCAACATACACAATGATTGTTTCATCTACATCACAGTCCTCTGCTATCTTAGAAATCTCACCACCAAATTGATTTATCATTTTAGGATAGCCCATTATAGAACCGCTTGTATCTACTGCTACCACTACAGTTCTTAACCCTTCCTTCTTGCGTAGGGATGGAAGATAAATTCCAGATGATATAAATTTTTTCATTGGATATTTCCAGTCATACTCCTCTGTTATATAATCCGTAGCATATTTATACAGTTCCTCCTCCCATTGCACCTTTGGGTTAAGGAAATCTGAAATGTAATCTTCAAATGCACCTGGCACTGTACCTCTTAACTTGCACATCTCTGCGGCACTTACTAACTTCTGCTTCCACTCACTTTCTAACTCACCCTTCTGAGATGGTGACTCAACAGCATCATCGAAGGTTCCACAACCACCTACATCCCTCATCTCCTCTCCATCCTCGCCGATTACCCAGCCCTGTTCAAATTTGATCGGGTGAAATTTACTACGACTCCAATACCCTTCTTCTTCTAGTATCATATTATAAATAGTATCTGCTGTCAAATTTCTATACCTAACATCAAACAGCGCATCGTCAGGAAGTTCAACCTTTGCATCTATCAGAACTGGATTGATGGCTAAGTCTCCCGCAATATTCCAGAGGATGTGATTGCGAGTTCCTCTCCTAGTAAGATGCATGAAAGCTGGATGACATACCTCATGTAATAGAACTCCCATTGTTATCGCAGTCGAAAGGCTCTCGGCATACTCTCTGTTGTAGTATATTTTTCTACCATCAGTGCCGAAGGTTGACACCTTTTCATCGCCTTCCTCTATCGACATAGGGCACATCAACGACCCAAAGAATGGTTGGTCTAACAACGCATGAGCTTTTGCTACCTCTATCTTACGCTCTAGTTCCATAAATTTTCTCCATCTTTTTGATAATGGATTCGCCTGCTTCTACTACCTCTCTCCTTTTTGACTCGCTATTACGCAACCCAATAGCAGTAGTTGATAGCAGTTCCTTGATGATTTCTTGCCTAATTTCCTCTAGATTTTCATCGTCATTAAGGTTCAAATCAGGTAAGATGTCCACCAATCTCTTCATTTTTTCGGTTAAAGTCTGGTGAATCTTTGGTTTCTCGTTGGATAAAACACTATTCATATGGGCTACAGCATCATAAACCCTGTCATATACTGCCATATTAGTACGCTGTAACTCAGCACGCATGCTCTCTGCTACCTCCTCTCGTATCCTCTGAGCCTCCTCATCTCCAACTGCTACCCTTAAATCTAGGTTATGTGAGTCTGGAACAGGCCTAATGTGGTGTTCCATCCTTACTTTATTGAGGAATCTCTCGGATGAGGGGTAATCTGACCTACGAAACAGGCCACCTGTCTGTCGTAGCCTATCTTTAGCCTCATCTATCATGGATTCGTACTCTATACCAATAAAATTCTTCTCTTTTTCAAAGTCACTCTTGAATTTTCTGTACTGTGATGACCATTCAAGGTATCTTTTGTTAGGCATTAGCCTAAATTCAACGCGCCCTGTAACCCACGGCAATGTTAGTTCTTCAAATACCTTAGTAGCATTGCGCTTAACTGCCTGTAAATTATTAAGATACCTAGCATTTATAATTATCTTATTAAAATTACCGCACTCAAGCCTACTATCTATGCCGTACTCTTGCGCTACCTTGTTAGACACGTCCTTGTCTATCTTCCTACCACTAGGTATTCCGATATCAAGGGATGCAAGCATACACTTCTCATTCAAACTCATAAGATTTCTCCTTAGTCACAGTTGTGACCAACATTATCAGTGTAAACATTATACTCAGCGTCCTCCTTCTCACGAAATTGGATAGTTTTCTTACAGTCATCAACAGTATGTATTGAGGAGTAATGCGAGCCTTTCTCTGGCATACCATGATGCAGAAAGAATTGGGATGCCCTGATCAATAGAGTACACCTCCACGGAACTCCGTCATCATCTTCTGTCTCTGGCCTACATGGAATAAGTTCAGCTCTATTCAAGAGATGATCTCCCAACACATACATTATATCATAGTATATAGATTTAACACCAACTTTAAGAGTCATAATATTTATCCTAAAAGTATGTCTTCATTGTCCATAGCCCATTGACCAAAGGCTTTGCAGTCCATTACTTCTGGGTTCATACCCTTAACAGTGAGGATACTGAACTCACCTGGCAACCTACCAATGTACTTGGCTATATTCTCAAAGTTCTTGGAAGTTGCATGACCTCCAAGCGAACAGGCAATAGCATACTTTGCGCTCGGATTCTCTGGAACCATAGCCTTCATAGGATTGTTGATGCAATCATCAGGGTCAGGCACCTCGACCGCTATGTCCTCGTGTGCTATGAATTGTACAGCCGCACCCTCCCCCACCAGTGAGGAGTAAAGAGCGTGTCTGAGAGCCTTAGAGGGGCTCTGCTTGCGT